ACTTCTGATATTAGAATTGGTTTCATCTATAATGGTGCAAACAATGATGCTTCAGCAGGTGCTGCTACAGTAACTATTAGTTACTTGCAGAACAATAATTTAAGTTAATAAATAATTAGTGTGGGCCTCTGGGCCCACATAAAATTAATTAAGGAGAAAATATGGATTCAGATCAGAAGACATTACAAAAAGATACCGGTGCAGCTTCAGTTATGAGAGCAGCTAGAACTAGAATTACTTCTATTCAAGGAAAAGCAGCTCCAGATTCTGTTTTACTTTTGCATGATGCAGCTACAACAGGTGCAGTATCTTCAAGTAATTTAAAAGCTACTTTTAAATATGGAGCTGAAGGATTAGAAGTCTATATTCCAGGTTCAGGTATTTTATTTGAAAATGGAATAATTGGTACACTTACACAAGGTGCTGGTACAGACGGAAGCGTTACTTTGACAATAACAGGAGCGTAGTCTTATGGCTAATACAACTTCTGGAACAACACTTTTTGAAAAAGGTTTTTCTATTGCGGATATTGTAGAAGAATCTTTTGAAAGAATTGGAATACAAGGTGTTTCTGGATATCAATTAAAAACTGCTAGACGTTCTTTAAATATAATGTTTCAAGAATGGTCAAACAGAGGTTTGCATTATTGGGAAATAGCTAATAACTCAATTACATTAGTTAATAATCAAGCAGTTTATACAATGTTCAGATCAACATCTGATGGAACCTCAAGTGCAACTGCTGTTTATGGTGTTGATGATGTTTTAGAAGCTAGTTATAGAAATTCTAATAATATAGATACACCTCTTACAAAAATAAGTAGATCAACTTATCAAGCTTTATCAAATAAAACTTCTAATGGACAACCTACACAATATTATGTTCAAAGATTTATAGATAGAGTAACTGTTACTTTATATTTAACTCCAGGTACTTCTGAAGCTGGAGACTTTTTTAATTACTACTATGTAAAAAGAATACAAGATGCCGGAAGCTACAGTAATGATGCAGATGTACCTTACAGATTTGTACCTTGTATGGTAGCAGGACTTGCTTATTATTTAGCTGTAAAATTTTCTCCTGAAAGAATTGAAGCATTAAAAATGTTATACGAAGATGAATTACAAAGAGCATTAGCAGAAGATGGATCTTCTTCTAGTTCTTTTATAACACCTAAAACTTATTATCCAGGTATCTAATGGCAAAATTATCTAGAGGAAAATATGCACAAGCAATATCAGATAGATCAGGTATGGCATTTCCTTATCAAGAAATGGTAACTGAATGGGATGGTAGTTTTGTACACACATCAGAATTTGAAGCTAAACAACCACAGATTCAACCAACAAGATTTACAGGTGATCCACAAGGATTATCTAATGCAAGACCAGATAGAACTGAACCTGCAACAGAAAATTTATTACCAGGTAATCCATTAAGTTTAACATCGGGTTCTTCTATAGTAATTGTTACTGAACCAGCACATGGAAGATCAACAAATGATACTGTTGTATTTAGAAATGTAAATGGAAGTCCCGGAGGCTTGGTTTTTTCTTTATTTGAAAATACATCAGGATTTAGTATAACAGTAGTAGATACAAACAGTTATAGTTTCAATTGCGGAAGTAATGCAACTGTAACAGAAAAATCAGGAGGAATGTTCGTAACTGCAGGACCAGTTACTCTAACACCATAATGGCTTATATTTTAACAAACTTACAAGACGATATTAGAAACTATACTGAAGTTGATAGTACAGTTTTTTCTACTGGCGTATTAAATACTATTATTAAAAATGCAGAAAATAGAATTTATAGAGATTCTGATTCTGATGATAATAGATTTTATGCTACATCTAATTTAGTTACCGGTAGTAGATATGTAACAATACCAACTGATTTAAGAATAATTAGATATATTCAATTAAAAGATTCAAATAACAAACAAGTATTTTTAGAAAAAAGAGATACTAGTTTTATGTCTGAATTTTATGATGCACCAGCAACTCAATCAGGAATTCCAAAATATTATGCTAACTGGGATGCTAGTAATTGGGTGGTATCACCTACACCAGATAGTACTTATGAAATAACTATGGCTTATATCAAACAACCAGAGAGTATTACTACTTCAACAGGTACTACTCCTCCAAGTACAAATGGAACTTATACAAGTAATAAATATCAAGATTTACTTTTATTCTGTTGTCTGGTAGAAGCATATGGATACTTGAAAGGCCCTGGAGATATGCTACAATACTATGAACAGGCTTATCAAAGAGCTTTACAATCGTACTCTATTGAACAACAAGGTAGAAGACGTCGGGACGAATGGCAAGATGGGGTCATTAGAACTGGGATGCAATCTGAATCACCATCAAAATACTAAGGAGATAAAATATGGCTAATGTAGTACCTGACTCATTTAAAACAGATCTTTTAAAAGGCAAATTCAGTTTTGATACTTCTGGAAACAGTGGTAGTACCTTTTATTTAGCATTGTATACATCTTCAGCTAGTTTTAGTACAAGTACTTCATCATACAGTAATAGTAATGAAGTATCTGGAACAGGCTATACAGCTGGAGGTCAGGCATTAACTAATTTAGGCGTAGCTATATCAAGTAATATTGCTTTTGTAGATTTTTCTGATGAAACATGGACGTCAGCTACAATCACTGCAAGATTTGGTTTGATATATAAAAATAGTTCTAACGAAGCAGTTTTAGTTTTAGACTTTGGCGGTGATAAAACTTCTACTAACGG